AACTTTTCAATTTAATCCATACCAATAACTTTTCAGGCGTTGTGTAAATTAGTGCTTTGTCTAAAGAGGTTTTAAGAAAATTGTTCATTATTCTTTTGATTTTACAATATTTAAAATAATATCATCATTAAGATGCTGCAACCAATCGGTAGGAAATTCGCATATTGGATTATCCCAATCATCATCTTGATAAGCTACTATGATTTTCTCTTTGCTTACATACGACTTAGTTTTATTCGTATCAATGTTACCGTACTTTTCAGGGTAGCACTTTTTATGGAGTTCTAATATTTCTATAATCCGATTAATCCAGACTTTTGTATCAGTAGAAAAAACTACTCTTTTATTTTCTTCCATCTTACTTTTTATTTGACCTAAATAACTGATAATCTTCGCGCTTCTTTTTTTGCTCTAATATATCTCTAATAATTGTCTCATTATCTTCATCTAGCCATTGAATGTCAATGTAGCAATAAACATCTTCGTAATTAGAATTTATATCGCTCACCGTCAATGTGGTTTTATTGTTGTAAACAAAAATAATATCCTCAATGCAAATATCCGGATATAATTCTGGGTCTTCTTGATGAAATAGCATACATATAGAAATGATTCTATTTCTTAACTTTTCATGCTCAATAAAATAATTTTTGTAATCGTTCATATTTTTGGTTTTTGTTTTTTTTAAAAAGTAGTAAGGATTTTAACCCTTACTACATAGAAACACTAATACACTAAAACACTCAACTAGAAAGCTCCTTGTTATTCATTCTTTTTGGCATGATAATATTTCAACTGCCTTTCTTTTATTTTCTCTTTATTTGCCTCGTAATATACTTTCCTTTTGGCTAGTAATTTTGCCTTTTCTTCTTCGGTAAAGTTATGGTACTCATTTTTCCTGTATTTGTTATATTTTTTTCTTTGGTAGTCGGATAATGTAGCATTGTACTCCCTTTTTCTCGCTGCATCCATAATTAAAAAGGTAAATCGCCATCAACTTCCTCGAAAGTTACACCGCCAACTTGATTAGTATTTAATTCAAGGTTTAATTGATTCCTTAAGTCCTGAACCACTGGATTATTTAAAGGATTTTTATAACCTATATTAGTTTCTATATTAGAAGTAGGAATACCTGCTGCCGTTGGCTTGCCTCCAAACTCTAAAGAATTGACCATGCACCTAATAACCGCGTCGGCTGCTCCAGTGTTTTTGTTTATGTAAGCGTTAACGCCTCCCGATCCTTCCACGACTACAAAAGTACCCTTTAAAATGTGAGGTGCCAACTTTACGCCTCGTTCGCCCCAAATACTACACGTTACCCAGATTACTTTCTCCGATGGTGTTGGGCCATATACCTTCTCTGTGTGTGCTACACTAAATGAACATACAGTGTTATCGCCTACGTTCTTTACTTCGGCATCATTGCCTACTCTACCGCTTACTATTAGTTTAATCATTATTGTTTGTTTTGTTTTCGTAGTTTACTAAAGATGTTATGAAGCTAATCATGAATGGCAATATAAGGTATCTGAAATCAATGTTACATTCAAATGCGATGCCTATATACAATATCCAAAATACTATTTCAGCAACGTTGGTTCTATCTATCATGCTAATGTGTTTATATGTGTTTAACAATAACACAAAACTAAACAAAAAAAATTAACAAAATAGTTTTTATTAAAATAAAATGTATATTTGTGTAAAATTATTAACTATGACACAAAGAAAAAAGAATGTAATGATGAGCGATGAAACACATTGTTTACTTATGGAAATGAGAATGAAAATATATAGAGATAAAGGATGGTTATTAACTATGGAGAAAGTTATCCTTTATCTATTTGATAATCAAAGTAAAGGTTAATGTGTATGTTGCATCTATGATGTGTTTGAGCTGTGGTTGTGTGCCATGGCTTTTTTGTTTGCATCAAGGTTGCGAAGGGTGCGAATGTCTGAAAGACGGGGGGAGGGTCGAAATTTTCAGCGATTGTCTATCCACTTTCGGCCCAAATCGTAAGCGAATCAATCCATTTTTTCCGAAGGGTGGTGTAAAAAAAAATAATGTATATTTGTCGTATGCCAAATTTGAACAATAGAAGGTATCGGAGGTTTGAAAATCCTGTAAAACCAAATACTTACAAAGATTCAGCCGATAAAAAATTTTATGGCTCTGCAATCTGGAAACGAATTAGGACTTTACAAAAAATACGGAAACCGATTTGCGAAGTTTGCGAAGCTAAAGGAATTATTACAGATTGTTCTGATGGAAACAATAATGGCATTGCGGATCACGCTATTAGATTATTACAAGGTGGACACCCGTATGATGAACAAAATCTATTTACACTTTGTAAAAAATGTCATAACACAAAAAGCAATATGGAAGGTAGAGGCTTTTCACCCGGTAGAATGGCAAGTATCGACGGATATTACCTCCCACAAAGCAAAGAGAATATTATTAAAGCTATTATAGCTAAAAAAGTAAATTAAAATGAAAACACAAAAATTAAAAGAACTTCAGGGTACTTTAAAACCTAGTCGGGTTAAAAGAATCACTCCGCAACAAATAATTGCTTTAAATCCGTTTGAATTGACGGACGAAGAGCAAAATACTGTCGAATTGGTTAAAAGGCATTTAGAAAGTGCCGATGCTAGTTACAACGTTGATATTATTGCTATTAACATGCTAGCAAGATTGTTAACCGTTATTCAACACGCAGCCAATAACATCTTAAAAAATGATGGTGTAGTTGTTTACCCTAATGGTACCCAGCAAATATCTCCAGAGTGGACGATGTTTAAACAGTCAGTTGAAATTTATAACGATATGTCTGATAGGTTTGGACTAGACCCTAAGGCTAGATTGAAGCTTGAATACTTTAACCGGGCTGATAAGAAGGAAGAAGATCCAATTATGAAGCTAATTAAAAACGCCTAATGTTTCAACTTGAAAATGAAAAGATAGGTGAATATGCAAGATTAGCCATTCAAAGGCATTATGATGACCTAAAAAAGTCAGAAAGTAGTAATTACCCTTATTATTACGACCAAAAGGCAGCTGATACCTATATTTCCTTTATGAAAGTGTGTAGGTTGACTAAAGGTGAGTATGCTGCCATGAATGTTAACGTTATGCCATGGCAGGAGTTCTTTTGGGCTATGATTTTTGGATGGAAGCGTAAAATTGATAAAAAACGTAGATTTAGGAAGGTTTACTTAGAAATATCAAGAAAGAATGCCAAAACCGAAACGGCAGCCCTTACTGCAGTTGCTTGTTTTATACTTGACCAAGAAAAAGGAGCTGAAATTTACACAGCCGCAACCACTCGCGACCAGGCTCGTATATGCTGGGATGCTGCCAGGGTAATATTAGAGTATTTAAAAAAAGATAGCAAGGCGGTAAATAAAATGGTGCAGGTTCGGGCGCATTCGATTTATAGCACTCAATCAAATTCAAAGATGGTGCCAGTATCTTCTGATGCCAAAACCTTAGATGGATTAAACCCACATGTGGCAATCATTGACGAGATGCACGCGCATCCGGATAGTTCTATTTTAGAAATCATGGAATCGGGAATTGGAAGCCGAAGTCAACCTTTAATCTTAATTACTACTACTGCAGGATTTAACAAAGAAAGTCCATGTTACCAATTAAGAAAAGTTTGTTTAGATATAATTAAAGGACATAAACACGATGACGCGGTTTTTCCACTTATATTTTCTTTAGATGAGGAAGATGATTGGCAGGATAGCAATAATTGGGTAAAATCAAATCCTTCCATGAATGTCACTATAGGAATGGGTTATTTACAAGACCAATACACAAAAGCCATAAACGAAGGAGCCGCCAAGCAAATTGGTTTCATGACTAAGAATTTGAACTACTGGACAAATACTCATGCAACGTGGATAAATGAAAATATGTGGAATGAGTGCCAAATGGACATTAAGGATGAATTTTTATTGAAACGTCCTGCATTCGGAGGTTTGGATTTGGCTCAAACTGTAGATATTAGTGCATTTTGTTTGTTCTTTCCAGAATTTGACGGCAAACCAGCCTTTTTATTGTGGAAATATTGGATACCTGAAGATAACGTAAAAGAAAGGAGTTTAAGAGATGGGGTTCCTTACATGGATTGGGCATTAAATGGAAGCATAAAGGTAACGAATGGTAATATAGTAGATAACGATGTCATAATCAATGATATTTACCTATTATACCAAAAATACAATATAAGAAGTTT